TCTGCTTGTTGGATTAAAGTCCACAAGCTTAGTCATTGGTGCACCAGCTACGTATCCAGTCTTGGCAGACGTGCGCTTTGGCGTGAACACTTTGCCTGGATAGTAGTTATAAATGCTGTGAATTTTTTCTTGGATATCTTGAGCCTCACGTGAGAGTTGACCTCGTACACGTTCAGCTGCCTCCATATCAAAGCGGAAGCCACTGGCTTCTTGTGTAGCCATCATTGTTGCCATCTGCATTTCAAGAGAAACGCAATCAGGAATTCTCATTCATCCTCCTCTTCAGTAGTTCATATAGTTTGACAGTCACCATCGTGTCTTGAATACAGTAATCAAGCATCTCTGGTGTGTACTTATCCCAAGCAGCTTCGTGCTTACCGAAGTCTCCTTTAAAACACTTTAATCGATGTCCCCAGGCTTCGAGACTATGTCGTCCGTAGAGTCTTTGCGGCATACCTTGAGGGCGTCTTTCAAAATCACGATCGGCAATATGAGGATAATAAAGACGGGAGAGAACAAGAGTATCCAGCATCTGAGCTCTAGTGGCAAAGTCTGGAAACTGCTCTTTGATGAGCGGGATGTCATAGTTAATAATGTTATGACCAATCAGCACATCAGCAGTTTCTAGTTGCTTAATGCCTTGGATTACAGCACGCTCAGGTTTGTAGTCAAACACTTGCGCTTCTTCCACTGTATCCATATCACGCATAACGATGCAGTGAATCGTGGAGCCACGGCGTAGCAAGCCGGTGCTTTCAATGTCGAATAGTAGTTCAGTCATTAATACCCATAATCTTTTTGTAACGTTTTTTGAGGCTCATTAAATACATTGCTGCAGCAGAACTGGTAGCTCCTTGCCTAAGTACTTTCAGTTCAGAGTCAAGGTGGCAAAAGGCTTCCATCTTTAATTGCCAGTCAACCATTGGGTCTTCATCAGTCATTATCTAAATCAGTTTTATTTTTTGGGTCGAACTCGTCGAGCTCGTGTGGGTTCTCTGTGAACCGTTGGTCTACATCATCAAACAGTGGTTCAATAGCTATAGACAACTCTCTTGCCAAACGTGCAGCACGCCTGAACTCATCCTTATAGTAAGGCTCCCACTCGTGAGCTGCAACAACAAACCTACGGATGCCCATCAGGTGAGCTTGAAACACTGAAGCAGAGAATGGATAGCGAGTGCTATAGATGACAGCTCCGGTGGTGGGCGTGCCTCGTTTAGCGCAAGTGGCAATGGCATAAGTAATACAATCAATTTCAACTTTAGATGCAGCAAGCACAGACCTACCATCACCTATAACCTCACGGTCACGTATCAATATGCAGCCACCAGGAACAGTGGGATGCGTTGAGCCACGGGCGATTGCAGCAGCTACACTCATAAAGTAACGGTCTTTATTTTTTATATAGCAAGGGTCACCTTTAGGTGCAGGCATATCTCTCATTATCATTTATTCTCTTCTATATTAGGTAGTGAAACACCTGAATGTGATACATGGATTACGATAAATTCAAAAAAGAATATGACGCATTTGAGGAATGGAACAGTGACAAAGGTTGGGAGTACTTAGACAAAGAAACTCCTAAGAACAACAAGAATTGGGACTTGCCAAACCTGTCAATGTATAACCAAGCAGATCTAAAAGATGGCAAGCGTTGGTTAAAGATTGTTGAGAACTATGACGGTGGTAAAGACACTCCTATCGAGGAAGCAGTTGACCGTGTGCGTTCAATCAGAGAAGACATTGATCGGTTCGTAAAAGAACGTTACGTAGGACCAGTTGATAACGACGGTAACTTCTATCACCCAGAAGCACAGAACGATATGGTCAATAGCCCTGCTCATTACACGCGTGGTAGTCAGGAGTGTATCGATATCATTGAAGAGGCGATTCAAGATGCACCTGATGTAAAGGCAGGGATGCTTCAGGCACAGGCACTCAAGTATCTATTGCGTCTATGGCTCAAAGGTAATGCACCACAGGATGCAAAGAAAGCACAGTGGTATTTGACACGACTGATTAAACACTTAGGAGATACACAATGACACCACTAATTTTTTGCAGCATACTTGCTGGCTATACAATCACAGGCGCTGTTGAGTCAGAGCCTGGGTGGATGACAGTCAACTATCTAGACGAACGCATGACAGCTGACTACATTGTGATTCCAATGGATGCATACTTAGAGTGCTACCCCAGCGATGCAGCAGGGTTAACACCGCTTGAAGAATAACAATCCATCTCTCTTCTCTAATGTCTCGTGTTCTTGAATGTGAGGCATTAAGCGCTCAAAGATTTCATCATTACTATAGATAGCGTGAGTGAAGTAGACACAGATACCATCGGTTAGTTCGGTATCAAACGGTGAGTACCAAGCATAAGGAATAAAGCATTCCCACGGTTCGATATCTTGTGACACCCAACTGTTCAGCTCTTCTAAACGCTGAGCAGTTTTTTGTATGTGTACTTCGTGAGCTGCACACATAGGTAGATTAACTTTATTACTAGTAGAAAGCAGTGCGTGCTTCCACATTAGTGTGCCATCTTTATGTATCAATCTGCAGGGATGTACAGTAAGACCTGATGGTAGGTTGTACAAGCAGGCTTTATTAATATGCTTACTCATTACAGTTGCCCCCGTTGCTGGTCGTAATACTCAAGGTCTTTACTCCATCCATCACCAGCAAACTCGCTATAAATAATACGACCGATATCTCTAAAGGTGTTGTAGAACAAGGAGACTTTATCAATCGATGAAATGATTTGTTCTAGTGGTGGACCGTAGACAATACAGTTCCACGTTGATGGACAGACTGGTTCAAAGCCACTGGTTGTAGCTTTGAGTTGCTTGATACGTTTGAAAGGAATGCAGACGGGGTAGTCCCACACAACAGGCGATGCTCTTACAAGTTCAGAAGCACTAGTAAAGAACACAAAGCTATTGATGTGACCATTGCGGTACTCATTAATAGTCTTGTTAAACCAGATGCGTGAGTTACGTACAGCACCTTTAGGAGAGACCCAGACGTTGCCGTGCCAGTGCTCTTGTAAAGGGTTGACTTCTATAGAAGGAACAGACGTAGCGTTTACCAGCACCTGTTGTACAGGGTCTGAAGTTGGGTCAAAGTCAATGCCACCCATGACTTCCCGAGCACGCTCAATAATTTGAGGCGTCGGGTAGAGAGGCAGCTTTAGTCCTTGCGACTTGAGCTTATCCGCTAAATTCTGCTGCAAGCGCTCGGAGGCTTTCTTGGCTCCCTCCTGCTTCGACAGCAAATGTTCTTGTTCCAGCATCACTAATCAACGTAATTAAAACATTTTTGCTCCAGTCATTCTCATCAATTTCTTCCATCAGTCCACGTAAGAACTCAAGGATATCAGTATCTTCTTCGCGCTCAGCAGTTCTAATATCAAATTCAATTGAGGTTCCAGACATAAATGTCGTGGAGTCGTTTTGTAAATTGATAACAAGTGAACCAGCACCACTCCTTTCGACCCCAGCTAACGCAATGTTAACGAGGTCATAGAGGATTAACTCGGCAGTTGCAATAAGGAATTGCTGCTCCTGCTTTTTCTCTTCACCGAACTTGTCGGATTGAACGAGAGCTTGTAGTAAATCTGTGCGTCTAGACATAATTGAATGACTCTTTGTTTAAGATAAGTGTTTTTAATAAGTAACGTGGGGTTAAAACTCTTCGTTTGATTCGTCATTATCAGACGGCTTACGAAATAGTCCTGGTTGATTAGGTTCAGTCTGACTAATGTGACGACCAGCAAGCATGTCAGTCATCACTGCTTCAAACCTTTCAGGAAAACTAGTGGTGGGATCAAGCAGTAAGTCTGCTCTCTCATCAATCTCACTCGTCTGGTCAATGCGTTCTTGTTCTTTGAGCGCTTCTTCAATCATATATTCAGCAACTTGCTGCTTAAGTGTATGAAGCTGACACGCTAACTCAAATGATTCTAAGTAACTATCTTGGTCAACAAAGACGCCCACTCGTTGGGGGATGAGGTGGAAGGGATTACAGCAATACTTTTCTCCACAAGTTGTTTTAACTCCTGTGAATCCAAGGTCTCCCCACGTGAACCACATTGCAACACGTTGAGGATGATGCTGCGTGGAACTAGATATACCATGTCGTCTCCATGCAAATTGAGGTTGTTTTGTACGTTTATTAATTGTGCCGCGCCATAGCCAGCATTCGTCAGGGTCTGATATCTCTACCTGTGACCAGAACTTTAAGGCACGTTTACGTTCTCTCTTTAACAAACGGTCAATATCAAATGACAGTCTGCCTTCACGTGCAGCAGCAACGCATCTAGTACAAGCTTGATGGCTGTCATATCGCATTGAGTGCGACGAGAATCTACCTAGGGAATGCCCTGTATAGATACAGAGCTCACCTTCTTCAGCAGTGTTAGACATTGTTTGATGTCGTCTACCGTAGGCGTGGCCACCAGTTTTCTTGGATGGTTGTGCTTCACTCATAATCAAAAACTATTTACAGGTCTTTCATAACTACCGCCTAGTGCTTTGTACTGTTCTGCAGTAGGCAAAGCTTCAAGTTGATTCGAAATCATATACTCATAGCGGGTGCTATTTTCATACTTTATACGAACAAGTTTAGCTCTGGGGGTATAGTACTCGGGAGTACCTACAACAAGTGCAGTCATTCCATTAGAAGTGACACGGACACGCAGCCCGATCTGAATATTTTTGGAGTTCATTTGAAAATATAAGTAAGTGTTTAGAAATCATTAAGAATATGGTCCTCATTAAGAGGGTCATTCTTAGGTCGCTGCCAGAGACGTACTGACTTTGATTTACCGTTAGCGTCTTTACGAGAAGTATTTAATCGACGCCATCCGATTGCTTGTAGTACATCAACTACACGTCTAGCTTCACGTCTACCTTGACTACGAGGATCAAGCTCAAGTGCATTGGTAAGCACCTCAGCTGCAGTGACCTCGCTTCTGATAGCAACGTAGGAAGAAATCTTATCCATCCAAGGGTCAGGGTCACCGAACTCTTGGATGTATTCAGCAATAGCTGCAATCTCTCCGCTGTCGAACTCATAGGAAGCACCGCTGCGATATGCATCAACAGCTGCTGCCCACATTGAATCACGTTCATCACGCAATCGTTCCCAAGGTACTTGGAATCCACTACCAATTTCTAGTGGTACGAAGAGACGGTTACCCGTGCTATCTACTAGGAACTGGTTACGGTTCGTTGTACCAATCATCACAAACCTACGAGGAAGTTTGGATGGCAACGATGCGTATGGATAGCGTACCTCATCAACGCGAGAAGTGATTAAGTTCTTAAAGTTCTCAATGTTTCTGACGTTAAAGTAGTTATCAATCTCAGGTAGTTCAAGCAGCCAAGCCATATGTAATCTGTACTGCTCTTTCATCAAGGTGTCTAATGGTGTAGACACTTCAGCGAATAGATCTTTTGGTACAAGGTTACGACTGAACATTGACTTACCAACGCCCTGTGCACCGACAAGAATCGGTAGCCAGGACATAGAGCAGCCAGGGTTGTAAGCACGTGCTACAGCCCCTATCAGCATCCTCTGCATAGCAAGAGTAGCGATGTTGTGACTGTTACCTAGGAAGACTTCTCCAATCTTGTCCCAGTCAGCGTGAGGCTTAGCGTGAGCACTGCAGTGGTCGAGATAACGACGGATAGGACAGTAAGAATTTTTCTGTGCTGCATACTGAATAGCTGACTTGATACTAGGTTCACGGATGAATACACCGTGCTCACAGGCAAGCTTAGTTGTCATCAAGTCAAGGTCATTACCTTGTAGAGCAATGGTTCGACCATCATTGTCTGTGTACTCAATCGCACCAGTCAGTTCATTCTTTCGAAGGTCGTGAAGGATAGATTTAACAACGCGAACTTCTTCTTCTCGTTCCATTGCTGCGTCTGAGGAAGACTTCTTAGGTCTACCTCGTTTCTTTGCAACCGATACATCAGGTAACGGTTCTGGTTCAATCATATTTTGCTCCGATATTTGTTTACCTACCGATGTCATTATGACATCTGAAAGGTCAGGCTGTGGGTCAATCTCTGTGTACCCAACAGCAGTACCAACCGCACCAAAGCGTAGCTCTG